GCTCTTGTTATAATTAAATCTTTAAATCTATCATCTAAATCCATAGTATCTCCATGAGCAGATAGATCGGTATGTACCTTCCAATATTCATATTGTATTTCATAATTACTTTGATTAGGCACTGGAGATAAGCCAAATTTTTTATCTTGTGTAGGATAAACACAATCTGGTACACCTAAAGTTGATTTTGAATTAGCTAAATCTCTTTCTAAATACTTTGTATTCCAATCGTCATAAGTTAAATATTTTAATTTTTTTACAGGTATATCTTCGGATATTCTTACGTAATCTACATCCATATTTGTTGCTGTGGATGGATTGTTTAATGTTACATATGTTGTTTGCACTGTTGCTGTAAATGTAGTATCAAGTACATTACCAGATCCAAAATCAGATACACTTAGTGTTGTACTTAAATTAGTAGTATTTTCAGCAGAAGTACCTACCTGTACTTTTAATTCTTGCCCTGTACTAGCTGAATCAAAAGCTCTTACCTGTATTCTATATGTTGTATCTTTTACGGTAGAAAATGCTTGGTATGCAGCATAATCATTTAATCGTAATCTACCATTTCCACCAGAGTTATAAGCTGCACTTCCTGCACCTGCTATAGTTGTCCAGCTGGATATATCTGAAGTAAACTCACCATTTGTTAATAATTCATTTGGTACTAATCTAAATGTATCCCAGTCTACTTTTCTATAAGCAAGATCACCACTTTGAGGAGAAGCAGAAGATGGTAGGGCATATGTTCTTTGTCCTGCATTAGTAACTTGATATGTAGACTTATATAAATCAGGAATTTCGGATAAGGAACTATATATTTCATGCATAGCTTTTAGCACAAATTTCTTAACAGATGTCTGTATTCCTCTACTACTGGAAAATGTAGAAGAAGTCAATTCGGGTTCATTTAATTCATTTAAGACGTTATTTACTAATGTTAAGTATGTGGTTGCCATTTTATAATCTACCCTTTTTCGTCAGTATTTCCATCTAATTTATTTAATATTAAAATTAAGCTTTGTTCTATTGAACGTAATCTAAGTTCTGTAGTATCTACAATTGGTTTAGGCATATATTCAGGATATTTATCTGTTACAATTAATTTTTCTCGTGCTTTTGAACCTATTTTATGTACTGTCATAATTTTCTCTTTATATAAAAGGCAGGGGAGTTTTAACCTCCCCCACCAGATAGCATTAAGCAAAAGTTACATTTTGTGCTTCATTATCACCATGTCCATCACAATCTGCTACGACTGCAAAGACTCTAACTTTAGCTGTAGTTGTTACCCCAACTGAAGATACTACATCAATAGTATCAGCTGCTGCATAGTAAGCATAGCCTACAGAAGTAGTTCCAAGACTGGAATCACCTGCTCTAGCTCTAGTTACTTCTATTCCTGCAGTAGGAGTAGATGCTGCGACATACCTGTCTACATCAGCTCCATCTCCAAGAGATAGGGCATTTGAATTACCAGAACTATCTGCAGTTAGAATATCTAAACCTGCATATAGAACTAGTGAATTAGCAGGTAATTCTATCACTTCTATAACATCAGTTCCTGCTGTTGTAAATTCACTAAAGTCTACGATTTCACTATAGACTTTAACGGTAGGTGCACTGGAGTTATGACCAGTTGACCCACCACCTGTTACGGTCCATGTTGCCATAAATCATTCCTCCAATTATGTGTTCAAGTCAACAACACCAGCATATACTGCTGTATATCCTGTGCCTGACCCACGAAGTACTTTACGACCAAATACGTGTAAGCCACGTACTACGTCTGCAAAGCTGTCCGGATCACGAATTACTTCAGTTTTAGCAATATGTGAAGCAGTTGCTACTCCAGACATATGCCCAAATAAAGTATCACACTCTCCAGATGTGCTTGACGGTCCAAAAGTATGAGATGCTGCTGCTCCTGCAGAACCAACTTGTAAAACATTAGACTGGTACATTTTAAATCCATGTACAGTTTTATCTGTTATTAGTCCATTAGTTAATACGGAAGCACCCCCAATTACAGATGAATCCACGAGTTTAGCATCTGCTTGTCTCATGATTTCATAGAATTGAGGAGGAGCAACAAACCAACGATTTTCTTGTGGAGCATCTTGTTCATCTAAGATACGTGATGCTGTACTAAGATAGTTAGCACATTCGTTACCTGTATTACATGATATTGCAGAACCAGCTGCACCAAGATTAGTGGTATCACTAGCTGCATTATCATTTATTGCTTTCAGCACGTTATAATCATAAGCTTTTTTCAAAGTATATGCACCTGCTGAAGTTGAAAGAGCTTCCCAATTTACATGAGACTGTCTTTCCTCTATGTCATCAACCTTAAATGCAAAGTAATTACCTTGATCAATAGTCAATTGAATTTGATCGTCAGTAAGTTCTTGTGTATTCACGGTTGTGCCACGAGCATAAGAAGCCACAGTAATGGTAGGTTCTTTCAGTATGTTTACAGTATCTCCAAAATTCTCAATCTCTCCAGTATAATCGGTATTCGTAATAGCTTCTGCAACCGATGCTCTACGGAAATATTTGAGAACCTTTTGACTGTATATTGCCGGTGCCCAATTACCTTTTGCAAGGTTATTATAACCACCAGCTCTTGCCATAGTAGCCATACTATAGTCCTCCCTAGTTTAAGTTATGCCTCAAGATCAACCCTGCCTTCCTTCATAGCCTGATCAATCTCTGGCTCAAGTTTTTCAAAATCCCAAGGTTTGAGTTTTTGAATCTCTGAAATCTTCCACATCTTGTTATTCTGTCCAACATTTACATCTCGGCTAGTAGCCTTAGTAACTGCTTTAGCAGCATCACTCGGTTTGGTTGATTTCCTTTTCCTGTCTATTCCAACATCCACTTTATATAAGTCAACAGTCCTACTTGCCCAAACAGGATCGGTATTGTTTTTAGTAATACCCTCAGAAATGCTTTTGGGCTGTTCTTTAAGCCATTGTAAAAATTCTGGTGAAGTTTTGATTTCATCAAAATCAGGATGAGTATGTAAAAGTTGTTTATAAGCAGATTGAACTTTTAACTTTTGTTCACGTTCAGAAATACGACCTATTTCAGATTGTAAATCTTCTACTTGCTTAGAAGCCATTTTGTGAGAAATAGTTTCAACAACTTGATATACGTCTGGATATTTGTCCTTAAACTGTTCTAGATCTTCATCAGTCTTTGGGGGAGCATATTGTACTTGTTTTTCAGCAACTTTACTTTGTGCTTCCAAAGTTTCCTTTTCCTGCTTCCATTCGGACAATTTCTGATCGTAGTACGTTTTAAGATCATCATATCTTTTCTTGTAATCATGCCCTTCCCTTTTTTCAGTAGGAATTTCTTCCTTATTGGGAACAGCACTTGCATTATTTGCATCCATAAAACCTTCGACTTCAGGAGTAGCTTCTGCCTTGGCCTTGACATCAGTGTCCTCAGTTACTTCAGTTTCTTCATCGTCATTTGTTAATTCTCTATCTTTTCCTTGGTACATATTTGCACGAGGATCATTTTCAAGAATGCTTGCCTTGTTGTGTTTGTTAGTCTTTTTCTTTGCCATAGTTACCTCCTTTTACAGTGCCTCTTAATTGAGGGTAGCTGTTTTTTTTGGTTGCAGAATCCAGTGCCAGTGGCATACCGGGTAGCTGGAATTTAGTTACAGGTTATTTTTTTCTATTAGCTTTTTCTAAAGCTTTTAGATATTCATCTCCTGTAAAAATTTCTGGTGTTCTTCCTAATTTTTTATAAACTTTTGGTACATATTCTAGAGCTTCTTTTCCTAAATTACCTAAAATTGATCCTTTATTTATCCATTCTTGTGTAGATGAAGGACCTAAGTTATAGGCTAAAAGAGCTAATTCTGGATTTTTAAATTGCCTATACAGTATGTTTAAATATTGTGATCCAAACCATTTATTTGTTTCAGCATCTTTCATATTATACTGTCCGGAATTTCTATTACCATAAACATTTTCGTGTTTCTTTAACCATGTAGGAAGAGTTTGTGATGTGTAGTGTTTACCTTTATTTCCTCTAAGTAATACATCTTTTACAGCTATTGGTCTTAATTGCATTAATCCTACTGCACCTTTTTTACTAACTGCATCAGGTCTATTTGTACTTTCTACTTCTATAACACCCGGCCTTACTATATCTACAAAAGTACTTTCAACAATAGGTTTTTGTTGAGGTAGTTTAGGTACTATCATACCTTCCCTAGCTCCCATTACTGGCTGAACACCTACTTGGTTTGGATCTTGTGCTTGTTCATTAGCTATAGCTTTTTCTGTTTCAGCCTCACCTTTTTTATTCCATTTATCTATAGTTTCTTGACCTATTATTTCAACTTCTTGAGCACTAAATTTAAACTCTCCATTAGAAGTAGCTATATCAACTCCATCTCCCTGATATTCTAGTTCATCATCTATTACAATGCCTTGAGCACGTAATATTTCTCTAGCTTCATCTCTATGTTTTATAAGATCTTTTAAACCTACAATACGTACAGCTGCTGCATTTATGATAGCCGAACCTTCTTCTACATTATCCATTGGTACTGTATCACCTACAGGAGATGCTGAAGGGTCTTGAGGATCTTCTATTAACCCTGTTCCAGCTCCCGGTAACACCTCTTGTACAGGTGGCATACCTTGAGGATCTACTCTCTGGGCTGGATTTATTTCTTGTATATTATCTTCACCAATAGCAAACTGTTGTCTTTCTTGATTTACAGGTTGTTCAATTCCAGTATCTACTGGTTGATTCATTGCTGTCCGAGAAGGAATAGAATTATTCATATTTGGAGCTAATGTTTCTCTTGGACCTTGTAGATCATTCATAACTACAT